ATTATCTGATCGTTTATCATTGGTTTAGCATTTCCTCAAGAGCTTTTCTAATTCCATCGACATAGTTATTGACTATCGGCTCCCAGGCTTTCAAAGGAGTAAGTTGGAAATCTGAGCTATTCTCCAATGACGGTAAATATCTTTGACCTTCTTCGAGCTTTGAATCATCTTTTATCGGCACAACAGAACACTTGCAACCGAATCCGGAAGGAGGATAAATCTTCTTCCAGATTGAGTCATCATGCCTGAATACTTTTCCGTTCAATAAGCTGTGGTCGTGCCGTTTGGTAGGTCTTTCAATCTGGGTGTATTTCCAATAAGGGTAAAGGTTTGAAATTAGCTTCTGTTGCTTGTACTTACCTTGAGAATAAGACATCTGCATATTTGTATCATAAACTACTTTTAACCTTGAAGGAGCAATTCCTGTCCAACCTGATTCAGCGAGTCTTTTGAGAAGCTTTTCCTTGAATTCTGTTAAAGTCCAACCTTCTGTTTTAGCTTGTTCAATAAAGTCATAGATAAGCTGAAGAATATCTGCATTCATAACTTTGGCTACTGTAAAAGCCTTATTATGAGCTTCCGAATCAAGTTCATCCCAATCAGTTGAAACTTTCAAGTTTTTACTTCTTTGTTTCAACCACTCAATAGCTCTTTCCGGCAATAATTTGAAAGTAGTCTGCAAAGGATCTTCAAAACGAAAACTTTTTAGTTTTGGTATTGAACCGGTTTTCTTGTAAAAATCAATTATGTAATTATTTCTTTCCACTGATGAAACCGCTCCCGGTAGCTATTAAAATACCTTTAGCCAAGAAATCTTCAAGTTCGCTCGTTTCCAAATCCGGAAACATTTCGACAATCTTGTCTTGAATCTCATTATAAGAAGTACCATGTTCAATCATGTCAAGAACAGGCTTCAAAACTGCTTGCGTTAGTTCATCAAATTGTGAGATGTCATAAGGAGATTTTCGGACTTCAGAACCATTTTCGCTGAATGGGGAAATTGGTTGTGTTGCTTGTGTAATCTCAATTTCATCATCTTTAAAACCATAATTTCTTTTGAAATATTCTTTAGTAAATTTGATTTGATTTGTTGAAGCAAGAGCCTGATCACGCTGTGCCAAAGTCATATCCACGTCTTGCTCTTCATACATAACAAATTTTGGCATTTCTGAAACGGATTCAAAATTGAAATCAATAATCCATTCAATTAGCTTGTTTAGCCAATATTCGACAAGCTGTTTATCAGAATCAACAACATCTTTACGAACCTGAAGATGTGTTTGGGACATTGCATAAGAACCTGTATCACCTTGTTCGGTTGTAAGGGTTTGAGAAAGGATTGCTTTAGATATTTCAGCATTACAGAAATGAAGCAGGTTTTTATAGATATCTGCGGAACTTCCTTTTGCTGATTCCAATATGTCAATATTGACTTCTTCTTCTGTAACAGCTATACCATCCTGTTGCAGTTTCTCCAGAACATTGAAAAGTTCATAAGCTTCTTCTTGTCCTTTACCCAAAGCTATCTTGCCATGAAGAAAAGGCATACCATATTTTTGAGTATAGATAGACCAGAGTTTCATTCCGCCTTTTTTGAAGACCACAGGATAATAGCATTTAGCAAGAACCGATTCTCCGTAAGGATTGTCATAAGTCGCATTGTTTTGGACTATAAGAAATTTTTTATTAGGAAGAAACATTCCATTAGCTTTGAACCTGTCCCTGAATCTTAGCATGTTATTTCCGTCAAATTCAAACCACCAAGAAGGTTTTCCTTTTATGTCTTTTGGAACAATAAAGCCTTCATCAACACCCCAATAAATCTCCAAAGGTTTGAAACCATAAAGAGGAGCATCCAGAATATCGTTGATTATTTGTCTCATATTCAAATCATTGAAAATATATTCGATAATCAAAGCTTCATTGGATTTTTGACCTCCTCTGTTTATTTCCCATTCAAGAGACATCACACCTGCTTTTCTGGACTGTACACAACTTGAAACGTGGGCATCGTACAAGAAATTTCTATAAGTTTCAAGTGTTTCATTGTTTTTCTGCAAAACAACATCAGGATTAGGAAGCAATTCATTCATTGAACTAAAAAGGAATGCCTGTCTTGTTGCTATTACTCCGAGTGGGTAAGGTCTCGATTGCTGATTTTGAATTTGTCTATCTTGACTATCACTAAAAAGATTCTTTATATTCCGAATGAAACCCATAATTAAACTCTAATAAGTGGTGAAATAATTTTCCTTTTTTCTATCATATTTTGTAAGCAATCCAAGATTTTTACCGGATGAACTTCGCTTTCTCAAATAATCGAGAGCTTGAGTAATGCTGTCAACAATATCATCGTGGTTTCCATAAGGGAATTCCGAACATTCATTGATAATATCAGCAAGAAATTGAGCATTCTTGGGAATGAATACTTTTCCAGCTTCAAGTAGTGGCGTTATCAAATGAGCTCTTGTTACTTTGTCTTTTATTGCCGGTACAGCTTTAATAGGTATTTTAGTTTCCCTTTGCAAAACCTGAATAAGACTTTGACCACTGGCAGCATCTTCAATCAGTACTACGTTTGGCTTATGCTTGTGGAACTGCATTATAACCTGTCTTTGAAGATCAGGAAATAAAACCTTTGCCCTCCAGAAATCAATTAGAAAGTACCCTTTATCTGTGAGAAGCCAAGTAGTACATACAGAAAAGTCATTCTGTTGCTTTTCCTTGAAAGCAGTATCCCAAGATTGAACTAATAAAGAGCCAGACGGTTCTTTCTCGTATTCTTTCCACCACTCAGTTTTGAAGATTTGATATTCAGTTGCAATAGGTTGTTGCTGATATAAAGCAGAAAACCAATAAGAACCGATTTGATTTTTGATGTTTTGAAGTTTTTCTTCCGGATACCTTAATTTCCAAAGCGGTTCTCCTTCTTCTCTTCCAAGCATATCATTTTCTTTGGCTATTGCAGGAAAGCTAAGAACCTCCCATTTATCATCTGAATCAGTATCATTAACAAGTCTTCCTGCAAGGTCATCAAAATGCCATCTGGTCATGATTACAATAATTGCTCCGTCAGGTTCAAGTCTCGTATATGCAGTTGCCCTGAACCAGTCATAAGTTTTATCTCTGTATGTTTTACTGTTTGCCTGTTCGTCATTTTTGACAGGGTCATCAATAATAAGAACATTTGCACCTTTACCAGTAATTGCTCCACCAACACCCGTAGCATTCAATCCTCCTTCGTGTCCGGAAACATCCCAACGGTAAGCAGAATTTGATAATCTGTTAAGTTTGATTCCGAATAAATCATCTCCATGTTCTTCCAAGAGTTCTTTAGTCTTTCTGCCCCAGGAAGCTGCAAAACCAGCTTCATAAGAAACCAGAATAATTCTTCTGTCAGGATAAGTTCCAAGATACCAGGCAGGGAAATATCTTGAAATCAATTCTGATTTACCATGTCTGGGCGGCATATTGACTATCAATCTTTTAGTTCTGCCACCTGCAACATCGAGCAGTTTTTTATTCAATATGTTAATGTGAGGAGCTAACTGATACCTCCCTTTCGACAGAAACATCGCCATTGTAGCTGGGCTTGCCGTTTTGAGCATCTCCCACGGCAGAGAGGAATTTAAGTAAAGCTTCTGCTGATTCTTCGTCATTTGCTACAATCTCCCCGTATTTATCTTTTTGCGGTTGTAATAGAATCGTGTTTTCATTTCTTCCTATCTCGGTTGGAACTCCGCGAGCAATTCTTTCGATATTGACAAGATTTCCATAACTCCTGCTTACCTGAATAATCAAATCAATTAGCTCAACCGTTGTAAGCTTATTCAAATCTTCAATTGCAGGCATCTTATTGTCTTTATCCTTTTTTAGCCTCTCAGAAAAGGCAGTAACAGGCAGGAAGACAATTCTTTGAAAAGTCTCCGCCTGTTGTGCCTGCCTTTCATTCATTTTCTGAATGCTTTCCTGTTGCTTAATCCTGTTCTTTCTATCTTCATCATCATCAAAGGCTCTTACTCTAACTTGCCAGTTGTTTTTTCTTGACCAGACTGCAAATTGAGTTTTACTCTTTTTCCCAAGTCTGTCAAGAAGAGCGCTGAAACTTCTGTTTTGACGAAGATCACGATAGACACAGAAAGCTTTAAAGGCTTTATCGGTTTCTCCCGGAAGTCTTTCCCAGGGTAGATTTGCCCAGGG